ATCGTTTCCTGTTTCACATACTACGCTAAGTGGGGTTACTACTCAGGTGGTGGATCAAGAATCAGGGGTGTTGGTGGAAACAACTCTTACGGTGACTATGGTGTTATCTCATCTGGTTTCTCAACTGATGAAGTTCCAAGAACTGCAAAAGTCTTTGGTGACATGATGACAGTCGTAGGAACAACTAAAGGTGGTACAGTTGCTGTTGGACAAACAATGTTCGGTGCAACATCTAAGGCTACTGCATGGATGTTAAACGACCAAATCTCTGCTGATAAGATTTACTTCAAGTATCAGGGTGGATACGGTAACGCTGGTATCGGTACTACTGGATTCGTAGACGGAGAAGTAGTTTGGTTCGGTGCTGGTGCAGAACAGAGTTCTGGTATTGGTTCAATCACAGTCTCTGGTGTTACTTCTTCTATCACAGGACAGAAAGGTACAATTCTAGAAGTTGATCAGACATCTGGCACACTTCTAATTGGTGACGCTATCGGATTTACAACCACAACTTACGGTGCAGACGATAGATTCTACATCATTAACACAATCACGAACGTTGCAACGGCGGCCACTTACTTTGAATGGCAGGCTGGATCGGGTGCTGGACAACAAGTTATCTACAGTAACCGTGCAACTCTAACCATATCTCCTGAGAAACAGAGAGGAATATGGGATACTAGAAACCTCGGTTCTGGTCAAGGATCTGATATTCAAATCAGAACACTGTTCTCACAGGCAAGACTAACAGGACACGACTTCCTCGCAGTTGGTACTGGTAACAAGACCGAAACTGGATATCCAAACGTCAACTTGGCGAACGTCATCCAAGGTCAAGAAACTAACGTATTCGGGCCTGGTAAGGTGTTCTTCGTATCAACCGACCAAGGTGGTAACTTCAGAGTTGGAGACTTCTTCTCCGTTGACCAGTTAACAGGTCGTGCGACATTGGATGCCTCCGCGTTCAACCTTTCTGGTTTGACAGAATTGAGACTTGGTGCGATTGGTGGTCAGGTCGGTGAGGCGATCAACGAGTTCTCCTCTGATGAGTCACTCGCTGGTAACTCAAACACTGCTTGTCCTACTGAATTTGCGGTTAAGGGATTCTTAACTCGTGCGAAGATGGGTACTAAGGCAATGACACCTCCTGTAGGTACAACTGCTCAAAGACCTGGCGGTGTTGACGAAGAGTTCAATACTGGTGCGTTAAGATTCAACTCCACATTAGGTGCTCTTGAATACTACAACGGTTCTCAGTGGATTCAGCCAGGTGTTCAGGCATACAGCACTGTTTCTTCAAGTTACAATGCTGAATCTGGACTTGTTTACTTCGTTAACACTGGTGGTGGACAGGTTACTGCAACACTCCCTGCATCTCCTGACTTAGGTGCAACAATTACATTCTATGATGTTGCTAAGACATTTGACTCAAACAACTTAGTTGTTTCTAGAAACGGTAGACCAATTCAAGGTGACAATGCTAACTTAACAGTTAACACAGAGGGCGCTGCGTTTAGTCTTACTTACTCTGGTTCAACATACGGTTGGAGAATCTTCTCCATCTAATTTGAGATCCTCTATATAATGATATTTTTTCAACGCAAACTTTTAGGATCATAAATGGCCAATTATAGATCATACAGAAGAATACAGTCAGACCAGATTGTCAGTGGGAATATTAGTCCCAATAAGCTGCAATCTGGTGTGGCTCCTGCTTACTGTGTGAAGATGTTCTACGGACATCCATGTTATTGTACTCCTGGCTGTTGCTGTTATTGGCAAGTTCCATCAGGTGTAGAGAAATTAACTCTAGAACTCTGGGGTGCTGGAGGTAACGGACACGGACATTGTTCGTGTAATAGATGCCAACACTATCAACAAGCTTCTGGAGGAACATATAATACTAAAACAATCAGCACAACGCCTGGTTGTCAATATACTGTATGTGCTGGTGGAGTTTATCGTTGCTGTTCGAGAGAATGTAACGGATGTCAAGGTTGTACTTCATACGTTAACGGTCACAACTTAAGTAACTTCTGCGCCATAGGTGGTGCAAGAGGTTGTGCAAACCCCGACTGGTCAGTTAGATGTACATCTAGACACTTCTGTTGTGTATCGCCTGGAACATGGGGTGGAGATTTCGCAATGTCTCCTCACCAAAAAGGTTGGTCAGGTCACTGGAACTGTCACTGTACTGGTGCGGTTGCAAGTGGAGAATCATCAGGTGCTCCATTCTTATCAACAAACAGTGTTGAACATCAAATGGAACAGTGTTGGTCACGTTGCGGTTGTTGGACTGCTCCTTATGCAACTGGTGGTCAAGGTGCTATGACTACATATTGTGGTCGTTGTTGTGGACAGGGCGGTCAAGGCGGCTCTGGTGTCGTCCGAATTACTTACGTCTAAGGAATTTAAACAGAAATGGCAAGTTATTCATCATACAAAAAAATTAATGGAGACCAGATAGCTTCAAATGCCCTATCGGCATCGAGTTTTAGTGGTTCTCCGAACTGTACCTACGGCGTAAAATGGGTTTTTGGTATTATGTGTCGTTGTTCGCCTGGTTGCTGTTGCAACTGGTCAGTCCCATCTGGGGTAAACAACATGTGGATTCAGGCTTGGGGTGCTGGTGGAAACGGTACTGGTGCATGTTCATGTAACAGATGTCAACACTATTCAAGTTCTGGTGGAGGATATTATAACTCTAAGATGATTACAACCAATGGTGGTTGTACATATAGTGTTTGTGCTGCTGGAGTTTATAGGTGTCTATCTAGAGAATGTTTTGGTTGCACAGGTTGTTCATCTTATGTAAACGGATACAACCTATCAAACTTCTGTGCTATTGGTGGATGTCGTGCGAACGCTAACCCAAGTTGGTCAACTGGTTGTACATCTGTCAACACCTGTTGTAGAGCGCCTGGAAACAACGGAGGAGACTTCGGACTAGGTGATCATGCTGGTGTATGGAACGTATCAAGACATGATACTTACAGAGGTTGGTGTCACTGTTATCATTACGGTCATAGACCCGCTTCTGCACCTCTAATTGGTACACAAGTCACACAGTCTATCCGAGAATGTTGGATTCGTTGTGGTTGTTGGATCGTTCCTTATGGACACGGCGGACAGAACGCAATGTCTACATATTGTGGTAGGTGCTGCGGACAAGGCGGTACTGGCGGTGGCGGTCTCGTCAAAATTACATACTTCTAAGGAAAAGAAATGGCTTCTTATTCAAGTTATAAAAAGATTGACAATTCTCAGATTACGGATACCACTATCCCTAGTTCTGCGGTTCAATCTGGTGCGTTCTCTAACTGGTGTGTAAAATGGGTCTATGGTCATCCATGTTACTGTACACCTGGCTGTTGCTGTAACTGGCAAGTTCCTACTGGAGTGACAAGAATTACTTGGGAAATCTGGGGTGCTGGAGGAAATGGACATGGTGCATGTTCATGTAACAGATGTCAAAACTGGCACGGTGCTGGTGGTGGATACTACAATACAAAAACTATTTCGACTAATGCTGGATGCCAATATACCGTTTGTGCTGCTGGTGTTTACCGTTGCTGTTCTAGAGAGTGTACAGGGTGTTGCGGATGTAACTCCTATGTAAATGGGTATAACCTCTCTAACTTCTGTGCCTTAGGTGGTGTTAGAGGTTGTGCAACTGGTGACTGGTCTTCAAACTGTTACTCTCAGTTCCATACTTGTTGTATGCAACCTGGCGCTCACGGAGGAGACTTCGGAATGGGCAACCACGGTGGTAACTCATACAGACCTGATGGATTCAACTGTCACTGTTACTTCAATGAAGGTAGACCAACAGGTGCTCCGTTCATCGGAACTCTTGGTGTTTCCTACGGACAAAGAGAGTGTTGGATGCGTTGTGGTTGTTGGACAGTTCCGTACGGACATGGTGGTCAGGGTGCAAACAGTAACTACTGTGGAAGATGTTGTGGACAAGGCGGACAAGGTGGATCTGGACTTGTTAAGATCACATACGTCTAAACCGAATAAGAAAATTTATCAAAAGAGGGTTATAGACCCTCTTTTTTTATAAATAGTGCCGAAGGAGAAAACCCGAAGAAATCCGCAATGGCAACAAAAATTATTTCACAAGGATGGCAACTAAGTCTGCCGAACGACTTCCTAACAGATCATTCAATGTCTGATGGAAAACAAAGAGACCAAACTTATGATGGTCCAGACAAGATTTTTCTGCAAATTAATGCAGAAGGAAAAGAGGTATATGGTCCTCTAACAGAGGATGATATCGCAGATGGTCGTCCAAAACCACTAGACGTTGTACAGTGGTATGAAGTAGACTGCGCTAGATCAAATCTACACACACTTATCTGTCAACTCAGAGGCCCAGTTGTCAACGAGAAGGAAGAAGATAGAGGTGCTGGATCTGATGTATTCCATGCTGGATCTCCAGAAATAGATGGAGGTGTATACCCTCAATTCACATATTCTTCAACACTGTTCCCAGATGACATTTACAATTGGGAATCTATTACAGTTGCAAACGCAGGCAGTGCTGGTCCTGATGACATCTCAATTCAAGTTTTCACACCTAAAGAAAAGATGAATGGTGTTGACTATGACAAAACTTGGGATCATGTTAGACAACATAGAAATAAAGTTCTTGCTAACAGTGATGGTCAAATTGCAGAAGATATGCCAGATGCACTTAAGCAAAAGTGGAAAGATTATCGTCAACAGTTAAGAGATCTTCCAACTAAAATGCAAGCTGCTGGAGTTCACCCTAACTTTGCTGACATGATGTTCCCAATGGAACCCGAATTCCAAAATCCACCAGATGGTCCAGAAGATGAGACAGTAACAGCTGAATCATGGAAGCCACCAACTGCAATGTAAAATAAACTTTTATATATAAGTTAATTCAAGATCCTCTTATGAGGATCTTTTTTATTATCTGGGGTTATGTTTGAAGTATACAACCAAGATCCTGTGATACACAGGGTTTATGATCATTCTAGATTTAACGATGCTGGATTTGTTTGGAGAAAAGTTTTTGTAGTAGATGATTTTTACAAGTATCCAGATCAAGTAAGAGATTACGCTCTATCATGTAAAAGGTCGAAGGATAAAGAAGTCTGTGGTGGTTTGATAGGATCAAGAGTTATGGAAGAAAATCAAGAGATGATTGATACTCTCCTACCAGTGTTTAGTAAACTCTGTCAACATGAAGAATGGACAAACTTAGAATATGGTGATGCTATGTTTCATTATGTGTGGGACAATATGAAATTCATGGTCAATCATACGACAAATGAAGATATAAATGAAAGATTTAGTAAGACTATTTTCTGTAATACTCACCATAAAGATAACATCGATACTAAGTGGGCTGCATTGGTTTATCTGAACACGCCAGAAGAATGTGATGGTGGTACAGATTTTTATAAATTCATAGAAGATCATCCATATGATTTTGGATATAACATTAAAAAAGATATAAAGTTGACTATGGAGATGAAATATAATAGAATGGTGTTATATGAGGCACGCCACACTCATGGAGCTACCTTGAACAGGTCTATGTTTAAGGAATATCCTAGACTGGCACAGGTGTTTTTTATGTGACTATATACTATAGGAATTATGAAAACTATGAGATCGAAGGCGTTTTTTATTAATGGTGGAGCGGGTAGAGTTATAAGTTCAATCCCTGCATTTGAAAAATATGCAGAGAACAACGAAGACTTTATTATCGTATGTGAAGGTGGAACTGATTTCTTCAAGGGACACCCAACATTAGATGATAAGGTTTATGACCATTGGCATAAAAACCTTTTCCAAGAACATATCAAAGACAGAGATTGTGAGAGTCCAGAACCTTATAGAATATGGCACTATTACAATCAGAAGTGTAGTTTAGCACAAGCATATGATATTGCAATCAATGGTTTAGATGAACCTAGAGAATTACCAAAACCAACAATTAGTCTCAATAAAATGGAGATTATTGCTGGATATAATATTGTTGAAGAAATAAAATCAGTAACCAAAAAAGATAAGGTAATAGTCGTACAACCATTTGGAAGATCTGTTGAACAGATGGGAGAGTTTATTGCAGATCCAACTTCAAGAAGTTTCTCCCTCGTGGGAGCTATCGATATTATTAATCAACTCAAAAAAGATTATGCAGTAATCGTAATGAGTGAACATCATTTTTCTACAGAGGAGAATGAGGAAAAATATCCCATAGCTAGACCACAGATAAGTGATATGAGAGTATGGGCTGCAGTTATTGAAATTGCAGATCATTTCTTAGGATGTGATAGTATGGGTCAACATATTGCAAGAGCATTTGATAAAACTGCAACTGTGGTTGTTGGGTCTACATATCCAGAAAACATAAGTTATCCAGGCCATAAAGACTTTGATATTTTTGATGTTGGTAATGGTAGGAGAGAATATGCTCCAATCAGGATTACAATGGATGAAAGAGTTGATCGTTTTAATGATGAAGCGATGGAGTTAAGTAAGAAACAAATTGATGAAATTGTTGCATCTTGTAAAAAGAGACTAGGTAAACCAAAAACATACACTGGTAATTTTGTTCCTCCACAACAACAACAGCAACAAGTACAATCTGGTTCACCAAATCAACAACCAGCAATTGCATCACCAATGCAATCTATGAGTGCTCCCAGCGTTCCTAGCAACCAAAATTTCAGTTCTTCTTGGACACCAACATCAAATGTTCCTAGTATGACAGGAGCTCCAAAACCTACATTTAGTTTAGATGCACCATCACCTAAGAAAAAACCAAAAAATAAAAAAGGTTTTCAATCTGAAATTAAAAATCTCTTAAAGTCAGATAAAGATAACTCGATTACTATAGAAAAGAAAACTATTTAATATGACACAGTGGATTGCAGCAATCGCCAGAGGACATAACTCTGGTGTTTGTTTACTGAAAGATGGGAAGATGGTCTTTTCGATTGAAGAGGAAAGATTATCTAGGAAAAAATATGATGGAGGTCCTTTGGCATCCATGATCAAGATATTGGATTATACTGATAGTCTTGATTATCTTGTGGTTGCACATACACAACCATTGGATCAAGCTGGTAGTATAGATTTTACTGGCGAAAATATGTACACAGGTCTAGCAAGAAAGTTAGGTTTGATTGATAGGAAAGCGGACATTTATAATCATCCTCAAGTAGTAGATTACAGTCATATTCATCATAAACTTCACGCTTCTTGTGCATTTTATAGATCAGGATTTAAAAGTGCAGTATCAGTCATTGTTGATGGCGCTGGGACATTTATTCCTATGGAGATTGATAATGAACAGGAGATGACATGGGAATTAGAAACCATTATTAAATGTGCTTATCCAGATAACTTCAAGACTTTATACAAACATCAGGGAGGTAGAGGTCCTTGGGGTGCAGTTACGATTCCTAACTTTCCATCCGATAGAGAAGGTGAGGAAGGCACACATGAATTAGTTTTAGATGATTCTGCTGGGATCGTAAAAGCGTATGAGGCAGTCACACAATATTGCGGTTGGGCTCCTATTGAAGCTGGTAAAACTATGGGACTGTTCCCATATGGACAACAGAACTTAAAGATACCCGACATCTACACGGATTATGATGGTATGAGTGATTGGTCTACAACAAACAGAGATTTGATTGTACCTACTTATCCCAATGGCGCTATAGTAAACAAAGGTAGATTCACAGAACTTAGAGATCCTATGGATACTAGAGATGTCAAAGATCTTACTAAGTTGCAAAATCGTAGAGATATGGCTTATGCAATTCAAGTAGAATCAGAACAGATGGTATTAGATTTGATTCGTAAGGCAGTCAAGATGAGTGGCGAAAAGAATGTAGTTCTATCTGGTGGATATGGATTAAATTGTGTTGCAAACTATTGGTATCTTGAACAGTTAAAAGGTGAAGGTATCAATCTATTTGCAGAACCAGTAAGTAATGATGCTGGAACTGCAATTGGTGCTGCATACTGGCATTATCATAAAGTAACAAAAGATAAGGAAATCAAACCTATGATTACCGATCTATATTATGGACCTAAGTATGAATATGATACAGAATATATTACAGACCTTGCTAATTATTATGATGCAACTAGAATCTTTGAAGCCACACATGAGGATGCAGTTGATTTAATTACTAAGAAGAATATTGTTGCAATGTTCCAAGGCAAATCAGAGGCAGGTCCTAGAGCATTAGGTAATAGATCTATCATGTATGATCCTAGAGATCCAAAAGGAAAAGATCATGTCAATACTATCAAACGTCGTGAATACTTTAGACCTTTTGCTGGATCAATATTAAAAGAACATGTGCATAAATGGTTTGATCTTCGTGGTATGGATGAGACACCATTCATGATGTATGCAGTCAAATGTCAAGAGGGAATCAAAGAAAAGATTCCAGCAATCATTCACGTTGACGATACATGTAGGATACAGACTGTTACTAAAGAAGTAAATCCAAATTACTATGATGTAATCAATACCTTCTACGAGAAAACAGAGTGCCCTATCATATTCAATACATCCTTTAACCTAGGCGGAGAACCTCTTGTAGAGACCCTAGACGACGCTCTAAGGACTCTTGCAAATAGTTTGATAGAATACCTATATTTGCCTGAGTATGGTCTTATGATCGAAATAAAGAACTGATGAAAAGAATTAAAAGATTAGTTATTGTTGGCGGCGGAACTGCTGGGTGGATTGCTGCATCTTGGTTTGCTCGTAGGTGGGGTAAGATCTTTGAGGTGGTTGTAATTGATAAGTCAGCACCTGAGAGAGTAGGTGTAGGTGAAGCAACTCTTTTAAGTTTCCCAAATGTCATGAAACAAATGGGATATAAACCTACAGATTGGATAAAAGAAATAGATGCAACATTAAAATCTGGTATATTGTTTCCAGGCTGGGGTGTAGAAGATCAAACAATATGGCATCCATTCTCATTTACAAGTGTGGGAGACTCCAAAACACCACTATATGATATGTGGCAATCATTTCAAGATGAGTATGACATAAAAAAAATATCGCCAATGTATAATTCTTCTTTGGCTAATAGAATTGAAACAGAATATACACATGACTCGTATGCTTTTCAGATTGATTGTGGTAAATTAGTAAAATTTTTACAAAAAAATACGATACCATACTTGAAAGAATATATTCAATCTGATGTAGTAGATATCTATAGAGATGGTAATGCTGATGATATAACAAGATCAAATATAAAAGAACTAGTGTTAGATGATGGATCAAAAATTACTGGAGATCTGTTCATAGATTGCACAGGTTGGAAACAGATGCTCATAGGACAAAGGAATGTTGATTGTAGTGATAGATTATTCATAAATGCAGCTCTTGCTGCTAAAGTTGATTACAAAGATCCAAAAGAACAACATCCATACACTGCTTGTCCAGCACAAGAACACGGATGGATATGGAAAATACCTACCAGATACAGAATAGGAACAGGATATTGTTTTAATCAAGATGTAAATGATCCAGAAGAAGTTGCACAGGCATTTTCTGATCAGTGGGATGGTAGAATAAAACCAAAAGATATGAGATTGTTAGATTGGAAACCTCAATATTCTAAGAATTTTTGGGATGGTAATGTAATTTCTATTGGATTAAGTGCTGGATTCATTGAACCATTAGAAAGCACTGGTCTTGCTATGATGATTAGAGGAGTTGAGTATCTTGACGAATCGATTTATGGAGGTAGTTGGAACAAGAAAACAGATCCTGCTTTCTATAACGAAAAGATGAGATCTAGTTTTGAGACAGCTGTTGATTATATAAGTATGCACTACTCATACTGTAGAAGGAAAGGTAAGTTCTGGGACTTTGTGCGATCTAAATATAAAAAAACTTCCTCTCAACTTTATTATGAGGAGATGATTCAAGACCCAGAAGTGCAAACACCTCAAACTGGAAAGACAGGATCTTTCTTTGATGGTAGTAATTGGCAAGTTTGGTTATTGCAATTGATGACTGATAAAATTAATTCAAAAGAATATTGGAAAAAAGATGATAGTTGTATTCCTAGATTAAGAAATTTTGTAAATAATACTTTGCCAGCAAATCAAGGAAACTCAGTTCCTCATGGGGAATACATCTCACATATATACACACTCAAATGAAAAGAATAGTATGGTGTAATGGAACTTTTGACATTCTACATCCAGGCCACATAGAATTATTTAAAGTTGGAAAATCTTTGGGAGATAAACTCATAGTTGCAACAGATACAGATGAAAAGATACGTCAAGATAAAGGTACGTCTAAGCCCGTCAACAATCTTTGTGACCGAATTTCTATGTTACAAGCGATAAGATATATTGATCAAGTTCATTACTTTGATAATAGAAAAGAATTGGAGGGGTTGATAAAATTATACTCACCTGATATACTACTACTGGGTGATGATTGGCAAGGAGGAGATGTGGTTGGTATAGAATATGCCAAAGAAGTTAGATTTCTTCCTCGACTAAATTATTCTACAACTGACATAATCAAAAAGATTCGTGCATAATGTAATTGTCATAGGTGATAAGTGTACTGATAAGTATGTCTACGGTGAGACTACTAGGCTAAGCCCAGAACAACCTGTTCCTGTTTTAGATCAAAATAGAATAGAAGAAAGGCCTGGCATGGCTGCTAATGTTGAAGTTAATCTTAAAGCATTTGGTATCAATACCATTCTACTTTCTCAAAGAGAACAAATAACCAAAACTAGATTCATAGATACTAAAAGTGGGTATCAGTTGATGCGTTTAGATGAAACGCCAGAGGTGGGTAGAATTGCAAATGCCGAATTGAAGATGGCACTAATTCACATGAATCCAGATGCAGTCGTTATTTCAGATTATGATAAAGGATATCTTAATGATGATGATCTATGGCATATATGTAACAATATTAACAGACCAGTGTTCGTAGATACGAAGAAGCGTCGCCTTTTTCAAAAAGATAATGTATACTGGAAAATAAACGAGAAAGAGTACAATGACCTCGACAAAGACCATTTACCTCACGACACTCATCTTATTGTCACTCTGGGGAGTGCTGGTGCAGTATGGGGTGGTGCCAAATTTCTTCCTCAACTAGTCAAAGTTTTTGATGTATGTGGGGCTGGAGATACTTTTATGGCAGCGTTAGTCTACGAATTTTTAAAAACACATAACATGCAGAAGTCTATTGATTTGGCGAATAGAGCTGCTGCAATTTCAGTAACTCATCCTGGCGCTTATTACTTAAGTCAAGATGATATAGAATCATTATACGGAGCAAGAAATGGACAAGATATCAATAAGTAAAGCGGACTTAATGCACCACAGATTGCAAGCTTGGTTGAGAGAACATACATGCGAAGATATAGCATATCTGGGAGAGTCAAAAGATAAAGATGGTGAGATGAAACATTTGTATCGTATTGGAGAACATGAAGTATTTCATGATATGATTCATGAATTGGAGATGGAAGAAGTTCCTGATGATGAATATTGAATATATTTGGAGAGTAAAAGGATCTGATATTTTTTACACACCAGAAACAAATGGTGGCGGAGATCATTTCTTTCCAGAATACTTGGATTTAGTCATTGAATATTATGGTAGAGTTGGTCACATCATGGAGTGGTGTAGTGGGCCTGGATTCATAGGTTATGGAATGATGGCTTGCAATATGTGTGATCATCTTACACTATTGGATAAATTTGAACCAGCAATAACTGTAGCAAAGAAGACTGCTGAAAATTCTTTTATCAAAATTATAGACATGGCAGACACGGAAAAAATATATCATAGGAGAGTCTTTCCTCGTACAAAAATATATCACTCAGATAATTGTTCAGTATTACCAGAAGATGAAAAGATAGATTTAGTTGTAGGTAATCCTCCTCATTTTGAAAATGAAGAAGATGCAATCAAAGCTTTGAGTGTTATGGGTAGTCCTGTTTTCAATGATCATCTGAAAGATATTATCTTAGATCCAAATTGGGATGCTCATAAAGATATGTTTAATAACCTATCGACAAGACTCTCAGATGATGGTACAATATGTTTACAACTTCACTCAGGCGGATCAAGCCCAGAGACATTTAAACCAATGGTTGAAGATTCTGGAATGAAAATTACTGGCATTTTACAGAGTAAACAATATAATGATATCTATTATATGGAGGTAAAGAAATGAGATACTGTGTAGATATTGATGGGACTATTTGTACCCTCACACCAGATCCTAAAACATATGAGGATGCAGAGCCATGGAAGGATAGAATTGACAAGATAAATAAATTGTATGATGAAGGACATCATATCACTTATTTCACTGCTCGTGGAATGGGTAGATTTTGTGATAGTCCAGATGCAAGTGTAAAAGCATCTGCTCTTTTATTTGATCTTACTGAGAGACAATTAAAGGATTGGGGATGCAAATATCATACTTTGATTTTAGGAAAACCACATGCTGATTTCTTTATTGATGACAAAGGAGTGAATTCTGATGAGTTCTTTAGGACCAAGTAGAAGGCCTCGTAATGCCCGTGCAGCGGAACCAGTAAAGTTTGTTCCAAAGGGATGGGGATATGAAAAATGGATTGCGAACTGCGAGAAATATTGTGGTAAACTTTTGTTTATCGCAAAGGATAAACAGTGTTCATGGCACTATCATAAATTAAAAGACGAAGTATTTTATATACAGAGTGGTAAGATAAAAATATATTATGGATGGGATGATGATATTGAAAAAGCAGAAGTAAAAATCCTTGAAAGAGGAGACAAGTTTCATGTGCCTATTGGATTGAAACATCGTATGTTTGCAATAGAGGATACAGAATTATTTGAATTTAGCACAGAACATATGGATTCTGATTCACATAGAATTATGCCTGGCGATTTGATATGATAGAAAAAATAACAGACATGTTATATGTTGAAAGAGATGTTCTATCTCAAGATCAGTGTGATGAGTTGATAAAATATTTTTGGGAAAGTAAAGATAAACATGATGATGGTAAAGTAGAACACTTTGTCAATGGTGAATACAAGGGTAAGTTAGTAAACAAGGATCATAAAAATTGTACTCAATTTATGTTTGAGCCTGGTCACAAGTATGCAAACTTGATGACACAAGTAATTCAAGACGCATATATGAAGTACAGAAAACAATTACCAGTATTACCAGCAGCAGAACTTGCAATATTAGATTATACAATAAGGGTTTATCCTAAAGGCGAAGGCTTTTTCAAAACACACGTTGATCAAGGTGATGGGGGAACTATATCAAGACTTTTTGGTTGCATCATCTATCTCAATGATGTAGAAGAAGGCGGAGAAACATTCTTTCCTCATTGGAATATTGGATGTAAATGCGAGAGAGGTAAAATATTATTATTTCCATGCAACTGGATATTTCCACATGGATCTAATGTGACTGTATCGGGTGAAAAATATGTACTAACTGCTTTTATAAACTATAACTACGACATGCCAATGTATTCAAATACAGAAGCATAATTATGTGGATACCATGAGGTATCTGCACATGTATATTCTTGATACTTACCTTCTAGATGTTTGGGGAAGGGGATTACTTCAATCTCCGCCCCTTCTTTTTTGGCAATCAATTCTGCAACCTCATGGAATGAGATAGGATTGCCAGTCCCAACATCGTAGATGCCGCTCCCTGCCGTATTATCTAGGACAACATCTACTACATCATTTACACATACAAAATCTCTAAAGGCATATTCAGAATCTTCAAAGATTTTAATTACCTTAGTTTCTTTAGCTTGTTTGGTAAACTTGCTTATGGGACTTGCTTGATCTCCTTTATGTTCTTCACCTTCTCCGTATACATTAAAGTATCTAAATCCCTGTACTTGTTCAAATCTATCAATATTATCTAGTACCCAGTAGTCTACAGTCGCTTTGCTCAGTGCGTAGAAATTTAACGGATTGATTGTTCCTTTTAGGTATCCAAAATCAGCGTGTATCTTACCATAGACAGATGCACTTGAGGCATATTTAACTGGGATTGAATGTTCTATTGCTTTTTCAAATAGTTTGATTGAAAACTCTACATTGTATTTGTGAATCTTATTTACATCTGTTTCAGTTGTGCTTGATATTGCTCCTTGATGTAGTATGTAATCTACTTTATCCCACCTATCATACTGATTCAAAAAATCAAAAGCATGTGATTGTTCTACTTGATATAAATTTTTACCTCCTATCTTATTTGCAAACGCTTTACCTATAAAACCGTTTGATCCTGTAAGAATAATATCGTGCATTATGTTTTTAAATAAAATACTTGTACTAATCTGTGTAAATCTTCATCGAACCATCCCTCTTCGTCAATAGCTTTGTGAAGAATATTAGAAGGATACATTACAAACCTATTATACTTCATTTTCGCAAGATGCACAAGTTTGAATGAATTGTCATCTATTCCTGATTGATCTGGGTCAGCTTGTATCCCTTTGTATGTGTAGAATCCAGTGCCTCCCTTACATTCCTTACCTTTATTCAAATAAATTACCCCAGCCCATCCTGTATCATGAATACCATCATCTATGTGGGGTCTCTCTTTTCTATCCTTAGACTGAGAAGATCTTACTGAAAAGGTTGAGTCTGCTTTAAGAGATGTTATATCTTTTACACCATACACTTGCTCACATATGGGTGTCCATACATCAACAAAACCCTCCATATCTATTGACATATCGGTCTCATCAGAGGGAAACCTTAGAGCAAGATTCCTTACCATGTTTGGGTTTTGGTAAAAATTGTCTATGTAAACTATAGGAAAACTCTCCCATCCAGCAAGTTCTACTCTAACATCCACTGGCTCAGTGATTGCAAAGGTTTTTGATTCATCGATAAAATACTTTTTCATATAACTAAATACTTCGGAGAACTAATGTGGAGAGGTTGTGGCAAAACCCAATAGTAAAGACAGTTTGAAAGAATATGCTCTTAGGAAACTTGGAAAGCCAGTTCTGGAAATCAATGTTGATGATGATCAAATTGATGATCTAATTGACGATGCCCTCCAGAGATTCCATGAAAGACATGGTGAGGGTATTGATAGGGTATTTTTAAAACACAGAATTACTGAGGCAGAAAAAGAAATAATGCTTGGTAATCCTGTCACTACTACTGGATCTAGTACATTTGGTGGTCTTACTTCTGTAGATTATACAGAGGGCACAAACTATCTTCCTTTACCAGACACTATCATAGCAGTCCAGAAAGTATTTAAGATGGACTCATCAACCATATCTGCTGGTATGTTCAATCTTAAATACCAGATCTTTCTTAATGATTTATACTACTACGGAGCGATTGATTTACTCAACTATGCAATGACTAAATCATATCTAGAAACTCTTGATTATATACTCAACCCAGATGTTCAGATAAGATTTAATAAGAAAAACAGCAGACTATACTTAGATGTAAATGTAAAGGAACTTACGAATGATGATTTCTTAATCATAGATTGTTATCGTATTGTAGATCCAGAAAGTGAAACTAATGTTTACAATGATCATTGGTTAAAGATGTATGTAACATCTCTCATCAAACGTCAATGGGGACAGAACCTTATTAAATTTACTGGCGTAAAACTACCTGGCGGATTAGAACTTAATGGTAGACAGATATATGATGATGCTGTCATGGAGTTAGAAAAACTCGATGAGAAGTTAATGGAAGAATACGCAATGCCACCTCTAGACTTTGTTGGATAATGCCTTTATCACCTTTCTTTCTACATGGATCTCCAAGTGAACAAAGACTAGTTCAAGACTTGGTGAACGAACATTTACAGTTGTTCGGTCAAGATATCCTATATTTACCTAGAAAAATCATCAATCAAAATACAGTGATTAAAGAAATCACTGCTTCCAAGTTTGATGATAGTTTTAGATTGGAGGCGTATCTCGTAAACGTTGATGGTTTCGGAACTCCCTCTGACGTACTCACCAAATTTGGTGTCAGAGAACAAGATGAAATTACTTTAGTTGTATCCAAAGAAAGATATGACGATTTCATCACCCCCTTTATAAACAAGTTTCCAGAAGATTCAAGAGCAAGTGCTGTGTCACCACAAGAAGGTGATTTGATTTACTTACCTTTAGATAACGCTTTATTTGAAATCAAATACATTGAAAGAAAAGTGCCATTCTACCAAGTGAATGAACTCTTCATGTATGAGTTTAGATGTGAAATCTTTGAGCCTGAGGATGAAGTTGTTGATCTACCAGATGGATTGACTGATAAGAATGGTGAAGATGTAGATGATGGTATCATTACTCGTGGTAATATTATAACTTTACAACTAGACAAGGATGATAATACAAATGCTTTAGCATATGTTTCACTCGCATCCACAGTTCCAGGCGTAAAATCTGTTCAACGTGTGCCACTATTCAATGATGGTAACTACTTGGGAACTCCAACAGTTCAGATATTTAAACCAAAACAGGGCAATCAAGCTACTGGAACTGTAACTATTGCAGAGGGTGGCATAGACACCGTAACTCTAACAAGCAGTGGATCTAATTACCTTAGTGTTCCTACTGTAACATTTACCCCACCTAATCTAACCACATCATCACAGATTAAATTTGGTAATAATTCATTACATCATACCTCAGTCACAGATGTAATTGGTGCTAACTTCCATTTTGCAACCAATGTAGATTCTAGAGATAGTGGCAACGGTAGACTATCATTAAGTTTCTGGTTGTATCCTACTAAGTTTGACCCAGCAGTCAATGGCGGAACAGTCATGTGGACTGATAGATTCAAGATATATTACAGAGAGACAGGCAATATAGTATTTGCTTCTGGCTCTGGATCTATCGAGAACACAACACAACTTAATCTAAACGCTTGGAACTTCATAAGAGTAGAACAGTACAATACTGATGCAACCATATCTGTAAACGGAACTGTAAGTAATACTCTAAACACTGCAAATCCAATCATGTTCTTTGCTGGTGATAATCTAAAACTAGGTGCTGATACTGCTGGTGCTGGATTTATTCCTAGTCAAACTGCATCATTTGAAGGATTCTTAGATCACCTAACTGTCAACTTAACTGGCGATAATGCACTAAGAAACACCACTGCCACTCAGGTTCCAACATCAGAAGTGCAACAAGAAACTGATGCACAGACAAATAGTAACTCTTCATTCATCCGTAAAATGGATAGTGAGTTACCTCAAGTAGTCGCAACCACTGATGCAAACAGAGTTGTAACAGGATTGACTGTCAACTATGAAGGATGGGGATATACCTCAGTTCCTCTCATGACTATCGAATCTCCAGCATTGGGAACTCAGGCAACTGCTGTTGCTATTATGACAAGTAGAACTGGAGTTCCAAATCAATCTGTAGATAGAATACTAATTACAAATCCTGGCGCTGGATATACAGAACCTCCACAGGTAATGTTTACTGGTGGTAATCCTATCTCTGTTGCGATTGCTACTGCTGTTATATCAGAAGCAGTGTTAGGTCCTATTGGAATTACGACTGGTGGTAGAGGATATACATTTACACCCACAGTCGGTATTACATCTGTGTACATACAACAATCAAATGAAACTATACCACTACTACAGAACGCACAAGCAGAGGCAGTTGTAAGCACGGCAGGTACAGTCAAAGAAATTAGATATAGTAATGCTGGTGCTGGTTATACTAACACAACTGCATATGTTGGTATTGAGTCAGTGACATCAAGTTTCTTTGGTGAGTTTGAAGTGGATGAACTGGTAACACAGGTATCTACAGGTATAAGTGCATATGTAGCTAACTGGGATACTGCAAATAATATCCTCAAAGTCGTTGCATCAAGTGGTGACTTTACTGTAGGAGAAACAATCGTTGGTGCAGCTGCAAGTTATAGAATCTTATCAGTGGGAGAAGACCTATCCTCAGATATACCTTTCGCTAGTAATGAGGTTCTAGAGACAGAAGCAGACGAGATTCTAGACTTCTCAGAAAGAAATCCGTTTGGGGAATTCTAAATACTTTCATAAGGTGGTAATATTATGTTAACAAATCATTTCTATCATGAGATCATTCGTAAGACAATCGTGTCTTTCGGAACCTTGTTTAATAACATTGAGATCCAACATACAGACAAGAGTGGCAAGACAATAAGTGTTGTCAAAGTGCCAGTGTCTTACGGACCTCAGCAGAAATTTTTAGCAAGAGTATCTCAGGGTAGGGAATATCAGGATGAGAGAAATATTGGAACTACACTCACCCTGCCAAGAATGTCATTTGAAGTCATAGGAATGAACTATGACTCAACTAGAAAAGTCTCTACCATGCAGACTTTCAAATCTACTAATAAGAAGACAAATAAAATGATCAAGGCTTTCATGCCTGTTCCATACAATATTAATATGCAACTTAGTATCTTATCTAAGTTAAACGAAGACGCAATACAAATACTAGAACAAATACTACCATACTTTCAACCAGCATTTAATTTAACAGTAGACTTAGTAGATGTAATTGGAGAAAAGAGAGATATGCCAATTACTCTAGAAGGTATACAAATGGAAGATAGTTATGAAGATGATTATCTTACAAGAAGAGCATTGATATACACACTTAACTTTGTGTGTAAAACATATCTATTCGGTCCTATCAACAATAGCACTGATGGACTTATTAAGAAAGTTCAGACAGACTACTACACAGAGACAGAAAATCTTAAGATCGCATCTAGACAACAGAGATACACAGCTGTTCCTATTGCAACTAAGGATTACAATAAAGATGATACTGCTAGGACAAATGAAGTAGTTAAATCTGATATCACAGAGTTCTCTGTAAATAGTGCTACCCCATTTTCTAAAGGTGACTACATACAAATAGATGATGAGAAGATGTTGATCAGAGCCATCTCTGGAAACAGATTGACTGTGAGAAGAGGTGAGTTTGGTAGTTTAGTAATGGCACATGACATCAATATTCCTATTAATGTTATCAACGCTCAGGACGATACTCAAATAATTGATCAAGTTCTACAGAGTGGTGATGATTTTGGATTTGGTGAAACCATTACAGATTATGCTGATGGTCAACAATTTAGCACTAGTCAACAAAGGGATGCTGAGACATGATTGAAGATGAAACATTTGATTCTATAGATGACGCTCTAGACATAACGGATAGAGGCGCTGAGATCATGAAGAAAGAACCTGTATCTAAACCTGTCAAGAAAGTAAAATCAGACAAAGAAGATCTTACAAAGGATTATGAATATAGTAGAGCTCAACTATACTCTTTAGTTGAGAAAGGACAGGAAGCAGTTGATGGTGCATTGGATGTCGCACAACAATCCGATTCTGCAAGGGCATATGAAGTTGCTGGTCAACTTATCAAACACGTTGCAGATACGGCTGATAAGTTAGTAGACCTTCAAAAGAAAATGAAAGAGATTGATGAGGTAAATACTAAGCAAAATACTACAAACGTTACTAACAATTCTTTATTTGTAGGAAGCACTGCTGATCTACAGAAGATGCTCAAAAAAGTCAGTAAAGAGAACCAATGAAGACTTACGAAGAATTTAACGAGAGTGTTATGCAATCGATGAAAAATCGTATGAAAAGAGGAGCAATAAATCCTTTCGGTCAAAAAGAAGTTAGATCAGGAGCTGAGGGTAGAAAGAGAGTTCCTGTTTTTACTGGTAGAACAAATAAAGGACCAAGACAAGATAGGAAAGCCTTTGCTACAACTGATCAACAAACAGCTAATACTTATACCAATCCAGGCCCAATAACAGGAGCGCCTGGCACAGGTAAGAAACCAAATCCAAAAGGAACTGTTGATAAGGGAACGCTTCCTCAGAGGTATATTGATAAATATGGAAGTAGAAGTGTTCTTGGACAAAAACAAATCAAGATGAGTCCAAGCGCAGCTAGAAAAGTTTTTACTGATATGATACCAAGAGGAAAAGGACAACACTATTCAAAAAAATGAAAAGTTTTAAATCAATCAACGAAGAAGGTAACTGGCAAAGACTGAACAAGTATGGTGCAACCTATAGCATCACTTTTCAGTTTAGAGGTCAGACTAAGATGATTCAGATGTTCTTCCCTCAAAGGGCAAGACCGTTGAAGAAGAATGTGCAATATGAATTAAATAAGATATATCCAGGCGGTAAAGTATTATACTTTGATGCTAGTGATAAAGATCCCACGAAACCCCTATTAGTAATTGACTCCTAATAAATTATGCCTAGTCATGAACAATATCTTGGAAATCCTAATCTAAAAAAAGCTAACGTTGCTCAGAACTTTACAAAGAAACAAGTATCTGAGTTTCTAAAGTGTGCTCAGGATCCTGTATATTTTGCACAAAAATATGTGAAGATCATCAACTTGGATGAAGGTCTAGTGCCATTCAAGATGTATGACTTTCAAGAAAAGTTAGTTAATAATTTTCACAATAACAGATTTAATATTTGTAAGATGCCTCGTCAGTCAGGTAAGTCAACGACTGTGGTATCATATCTCCTACATTATGCCATCTTCAATGATAGTGTAACTATAGGTATACTTGCAAACAAAGCTCAGACTGCACGAGATCTACTTGGTAGATTACAGATTGCATATGAGAACTTACCCAAGTGGATGCAACAGGGTATCATTGCATGGAACAAGGGATCTATGGAATTGGAAAACAAATCCAAGATCATTGCTGCATCAACCTCTGCATCTGCTGTTCGAGGTATGTCATTCAACATCATATTCTTAGACGAATTTGCGTTCGTTGCCAACCATTTAGCAGATGATTTCTTTAGTAGTGTATATCCTACTATTAGTTCTGGTAAGTCTACTAAGGTAATTATTGTTTCTACCCCACGAGGTATGAATCATTTTTACCGACTGTGGCATGATGCAGAACTAGGTAGAAACGAATA